GAGTTACTCATATACATTCCCATGATATTTTATCTCACTTTATGATAAGATGATAGCTGCGTTACTACTCATTATCATAAACGTGTTTTTACTACTCAACACGAAGGAACCACAGGAAATAACTGAGGTTCGCGAAAAGTATAGAATTCTCAGGGAACATCTCATAGAAACCGATAATAAAAAGTTTGAAATGTTACAAAAAGAAGTACCCATAACGGTACACTATAGGATAAGTAAAGGTGCTATAGGGTACAATACAAATAAGGGGAATGAAATAGGGTTATGTATAGACGGTGATTCGAACGAAATTTTCCATGTTCTCATACACGAACTCGCACACTCGACGGTCGACGAGTATTCGCACAGTAAAGAGTATTGGAAAAATTTCAAGGAATTAAGAGGTATATGCGTGAAATTGGGTATATACGAAACTATACCAAAAAAGACGAAATTTTGTGGTAAACATGTTCAGGATAAATAATCTAAACGTATAGTAATAATTAACATGTCTGAAAACGTAGCATCGAATGTTCAAATATTACAAGCTATATTAGCTTGGGTAGCATACATGTCATTATCTAGCGTACCAATGTTATCGAATAATTATTGGGTCAATGTAGTGACACTTTTCTTTTTAATACCAAACTTTTTGCTTTACTCCATGAAAGGTGATAACTTTTTAGCCTATATGGCTATAGATCAAAGGTTTATGTTACTGACAACTATAGCCGCGACGCTCTTCGTTATTTTAGCATCAAAATCAACTAAAGAAGCTCAAAAGAATATAGAAAATTACGGTAAAACTACGAAAAGTACGGGATCTATCCTTGCACTTCGCGTAGTAAGTTTCTTATTTGGTTTACTTACTGCTTACATACTTCTCAAACGAAAAGGTATGTTTGAAAATTCTGATTAAGCGTATCGCCTAGCAACATAAAATGCTACCGCGGCAACCAAACCGGTTGACGCTAACCCAACAACACTTCGGTTCCCTTGGTCGTTAAGAAACGATGGTACGAAGTTTGCGAGTTTTTCTTGAACTGGCTTACTAATTGCTATCGCAGTACAAACCGCGACGACGAGAGCTTGAAACTGATCGTCAGTTAAATTAAATGGGTTTTTATTCTCTTGTGTATTCTCCGCTTTTTGAACGGGTTGTTGTGCGGCCATCATTGGTGCTTGCATTTGCATTTGCGTCATGCGAGGATCTTGAGCCATCATTGGTGGTTCTAATGGTGCTTCTGGTTGACCTATAATATCATTAATTGGTGTAGAGTCCATTGTCTGTTTATTTTCACTCACATTTTTTTCAGCCATGAAACTCGGCATTTGTTGTTGTTGCTGCTGTTGCTGATTCGGTGGTAATTGAGGTATTTGTGAAGGTCCAGAATCGTTTGGGATAAAATTGGTGGATTGGTTATTGTTCAAATTAACCATACCGTCCCCATTATCAGAAAGATTCATCGTATAAACGTCCGTCATATATTATACATGGGGTTTTCGTTTTTTTCGTGTTTACGCGTTAGCCTGGGTTATTGTCGTAAGGTATAATTAGGGTACAAACACCCAAACGTTTTTATAATTTTAGGTAAATCGTTTAATTCGTCGTAATTAGACATGTCGTGATCTACATATACTGTTTTAGTTTCGTGACACACATCGACCAGTACGCGGTACCCTTCATCGCTTGGTGTACTCGTTTTTTCTTTACCATTAGATTTATACGGAGGTATTAAAACTGGTGCTGGTGGTGGTAACGGGAATATGTTCAACGCTGAACTTACTCGTCTAGAAAAAAGTCGTATCATTTCTTCTTAATAACTTTTAATGGAGTTGTCTTTTTAACTGCGTTACGATCACCAAGTTTCATGTTACCGTGTTTTGGATTAAACATCTTTTTGTGCGTTTGCCAATACTGAGGTGCGCCAACCTTAAAGTTTTTTCTAAGTTTTGCTTTATACCAAAATACACAATCTTCTATTCTATTACTCTTAGACGTATTATCCAATACCAAACATTCGTAATTTTCGGTACACGAATCCATGACTTTATTAAACATTTCAAACGTTGGGAAAATACCGAAAAATGATTTATACAATTTCTCACGGTTTTGAATGATATTTTCACGTAAAATAAACACGTAATCAACGTTTGCCCTGAGAGCAGGAGGGAGATCCATACAATATTGCATGGTTAACATGAAAAATATCTTCCAGTGACGTCCATTCATAAAACACTGTCGGATACACGTATCTTTCATAAATTTTGAATCGTACATACAATCGTCTAATAACAGGAACGCACCACAATTTGTTTTACCCATACCTACCAATCTCTTCTGTCTTTCCATAACACGCTCTATAGCTTCTCTATCGTAATCACCGTATATGAAAAGGTCTGGTACATACTGTTGATAATAATGATTACCTTCTTCTGTTGCTGATAAAACTATTCCAGCTGGTAAATGCTTTTTATGGAATAATATATCTGTAACTAACGTTGATTTACCCGTATTACGTTTACCAATAAAAACACACACTTTATCATCGGCCATGCCTTCGGGTTTGAATTTTCGAAGTTGAAGATTCATCTAATGTATCGCCTCGTTTTATTTTATAAAATTTTACTCACATACAATAAGAATGGCTGGTAGAATAAAGCTTGCCGCTACAGGTGCTCAGGATCAGTGGCTTACGAGCGAGCCTGAAATTTCACATTTCCTGACGAATTTCAAACGACACACGAAATTTTCAACAGAAGCTATAGAAACTCCTTTTGACGGTGATCCTGATTTTGATACATCTGTTGAATGTCGTATACCCGATAACAAGGGAGATCTTATACGAAGTATGATGCTCAAATTTACATTACCACGACCTACTGGTACAAAAACGTCCAGTAATCACGATATTCGGTATATTAAATCTATAGGATCACATATAATAGAACACGCAGATTTACTCATAGGTGGTCAAACCATTGAACGCATAACCGGTGATTATATTTACATGTATAACCAATTAAACCATACAGATGACGATACTCAACAAACTCTCTATTTCTTAACAGGTCATAACGGTTATATACCTGTAAATTACGATTGGGATTATAGTGTTATGTTACCATTTTACTTTTTTAGACACCCAAGTTTAGCCATACCTGTATGCGCACTCACAAAACAAGTCGTCGAAATTAGAATCAAATTTAAAAAATTAAGTGACGTTACACTCCAATTCTATGATAGTGCTCTACCCAAGGAAAGTGATCCACCGAGTGATATAGCTTCGTCTATAAAAAAGGTATCACTTGTTACTGATTTTTTCTTCGTTTCCGAAGATGAGAAAAATTTTCTAGTATCGCGACCAATCGAATATGTCATAACACAATGTCAAATGTCACAATTTACAACGGATGTATCCCAAACTAAAAAGGCTGTCATGTTAAATTTTAAACATCCCGTTAAGGAAATGTTTTTCGTAGCGTATCCAGATCTAAACCTCACGGGATACGCCTTAATGAAAAACGTAACGTTAAAGTTTAATAACCAAGAAATCATAAACACGGATTTCAATTCGTCGTATACACAGGCTTTAAAAAAATATACAGGGTATCCTAAGAATTTTGAAATACATAGCTTTTCCCTAAACCCCCAAACGTATTACCCGACAGGTCAAGTTAACTTTAGTCGTATAGCACATCAATGGTGTGAAATAAATTTACACCGTCAAAACAACGCTAAAAAAACCAAGGTTTTCGTATACGCAATTAACTATAACGTGTTACATATAGAAAGCGGTCTCGGTGGTTTAAAATTTTAATATATTTTATAATTAAAATACAATGCCTTATAAAGCCACAGGCATATTACCCATTTATACTGGATGGATGTCCAAAATGACTACACAAGAAAAAAAGAAATTAAATAAACTCCAAAAAGATTATTTAAATATGTTTAACCTATCGGATAAGATCAAGGAAGAATCTAATAAATATTCTAGAAAAATATATAAATCGAAGAAACCCACTGCAATACAAGTGAAGAAAGCACGTGCTCTCAGAAATAAAGGCTCTAAAACTTTGAAAAAAGGGTTAGATAAGGCTTATAAATACGATATGTATTGGGATAAATTAGAGTTGAAATATCTTAATAAAGCGGTGAGAAATGCTTCTCGGGGATAGATATGTGGCGAAGAGTTGAGTTTAAAATTTTAGTGAGTTATACTAGTAATGGCTGGTCGTGTTCAATTAGAAACATCCGGTCCACAGGACGCTTTTTTTACAGATAACCCCGAATATACGTACTTTGTAAAAAATTTTAAAAAGCACGCAAACTATGCCTCGTTTATAAGAGATTTGGACGTTGAAGGTGAAGTCGAATTTGGAAATACAGTAAATTGTACAATACCACAAAACCAAGGCGATCTCATTAAAACTATAAGTTTAAAAATAGATCTAAATGAAATAGACCAAACCATAAAAAGCTCTTTACATTCAAATACGACATCTGTAGAGTGGAATGAATCTATAGGTCACGCAATGATTGAATACATAGAACTTTTAATTGGTGGTAAAGTTATTCAAAGACTTACGAGTGATTTCTTAGCCATTTATTTCGATAATTACGTCACACAAACGAAACAAAACTGTTTAAGTCAACTCATAAGAAAACCACCGGATGAACTTTCCGGTACACCCGCCATGAGTGCCACAATAGGAAGTTACCCGGGGTATGCCGAACAAAATTTGTTTGTAGACATACCCTTTTATTTTTATAATAACCCAGAACTTGCTATTCCTATTTGTGCTATAAATAAACAAGAAGTTGAAATTAATGTAAAACTTCGTGATATAGATCAGTGTATTCATTCCATTAGGAGTGATAGTCCATACGCCGGGTATATTTTATACACGGGACTTAAACCTACAAATCTTATAAAAAGTTTGAAAGTTACGACGGAAATGGTATCGTTAACAGATAAAGAAAAGAAACACTTAAACGAAACACCAATTGATTATATAATAACACAAGTTCAAGAAAGTCGTAAACAAATCGATCAGGGTTCAACCCCTCCTTGGTCAACTTCAATTAAACATAGACTTGATTTTATTAATCCCGTTAAGGAACTCTTCTTTATTATTCAAGGAACAAGAAAAACAGTAAACGGGTTTTATAATGCAACGTTCGATTACGATAATTCATGGAGAGATCAAGATAGTCGGTACATTAATTACGAACAGTTAAAAAAACTGGAACTTCAACTCGATGATTCTGTTCCTATAGAAGGTGCTAGTGGAGAAGTTATAAACTTACGCGCGGTTCAAAGTGGTATACATCATTCCCGAACACAGTTATTCAGGCGATACTATTCGTATAGTTTTGCGTTAGAACCAGAACGATGGTATCCCACCGGTCAGGTTAATTTTAGTTTAATTAAAGATCAAGTTTTAAAATTAACATTAAACGCAGAAGATGAATGTAAAAGAGAACTTAGAGTTTTAGCGCATAGTTATAACATACTCCGAGTGGAGAACGGTATTGCTAAAACATTATTTTAAGCATGAATCAACAGGAAAAAGATGCTACATCACAGCTCATTAATGATTTTCAGCAAACAGCTATGAATGTTATTCAACCCTTACTGGAAAGGTCTATGGTTATCGCGGCAGAATATGCGAATGCGTGTGGTAGAAATATGGTAGTGAGTGAAGATATGGAATATGCCATGAAATATTGTGCCATGAATGAAGTTGGTAAGAAGATTGGAACATATTTTCCAGAAATATACGAAGAATCCACGAGTGATGAAGATGAAGAAGATGTAATATTTGATGACGAAGAAATCGCTTTTACGCGATATTCAGGACGAGAGTATAAGTTTGTTAAAATGAACATGGCATACGATAATTGGGATACGTGGGTGCCGAAAAATCCAACAGAACAGATGTTAAAAAATGCTATAGATAGTAATG